GAATGATTACTTTTGGCGAATTGAAAAATTCTCTTTTGGCTGATGTTGATAATATTGATGAAGGAATAAAGGAAATCATTGAGAATGATAATGCGAATAAAAATATAAAAGAGGATAAAACCACAATAAATGAGCGAATAGAAAATTTTAAAAAATATATAGAAAAACATAGACAGCAACAAAAAGGTGGATCAAGAAAAACCCGAAAAGCCAAAAAGGGTAAAAAGGATAAAAGGAAAAAAAGAAACGTACGTTCAAGAAAAAATAAATATCCAATATCCTAATGTGGAATTATATCTTTACAATGGTGATTTCCATTCTTGTCGTATATATCCTCCATCAATTATGGGAATATATAAAAGATTCGTATTCTACCAAACGTACCAAAGATGTCATTGGAATTCAAACAGAAAAATATAAAAAGATCATCGACGATTTGTCACATAGAATACACTCTAGTGGGGGGTCCAATTCCGTTCCTCTTGTCGATTCCACCAACGATGATGATTTAGAAGCATTTATGAATAAAATATCGAACGAATCTGCATGAACTATACATAATTTATTTCTACCGATAATATATTATGAGTCGTATTACGAGGAACGATTATAAAGGTACTATAGATAAAGAATCAAGTGATGCTGGATTATTGAAGAGAAAAAATATTATAGGTAGATTTAATAATCATAAATTCATCGAATTGGATTTTTCAGAATCGAAATTTTACAGTATCGTACGTCACATAAATAGTCCCTCTTCTTTTTCGGGATCATACTTGTATAAATGTATATTCGATAAAGCAGTTTTAGATAATATACGCATGTATTATGATGATGATAATAATTATCCGACCATTATTCGTGAATGCGTGTTTACAGATGCGAGCTTATCCTATGCGAAATTTGTAGACGGATTTTTTGAAGGATGTGATTTCACGAGAGCGAACTTGAAGAAAGCAGAAATGAATGATGCGCATTTTAATAATATTACACAAGATGATGTAAATAATCATTATATCGGATATCCGGGTGAAACAGTTGTACCAACAAATGGTGCCAATTTTACAAGTGCAATATTAGCCGGTGCAAATCTCAGTCATTCCGTGTTTGTTTATTGCGATTTTACAGGTGCCACTTTTCTTGCGGATGATGTATTTGATAATAGACTCAGTGGACTACTTGGTGCAGATGTCGATAATGCAGATTTCGGATATGCAAAATTAGTAGATGTTGATTTTAGACGTGTTAGAAATGTAAATACGGCAAGATATATGCGCACTGATATGACGCGTATTCGTTTAGATGGGGTTGATTTAATGGATATGGAATTAATTCACTGTAACTTAACATCTGCAAATTTTACAGATTGTAGAAATATGGAATTTGCAACATTTAGAGGTTGCAATTTATCTAGTGCAATATTTGGTGATTTAGATTTCTCACGTTGTCAATTTATTAATTGCGATTTCGCGGGAACAAATATGTCCATGATTCGAAATATTCGTGATGCACATTTTTTGAATTGTTTTTTCACAAATGTCCAATTTCCGGAAGGAGTTACTATAAATACAGTAAATAGAGTAAACGTACAACCAGTTGCACCCCCTATACAACGTGGTGTTGCGTATCAAATACATAATTATTTTGATACATTGGACCTTCAAAAAATAGAATCTTTTATAGATACATTTAATAACGCAAATAGACTCGCAAAATCCTTTTCAAAAAAAAGATCAAAAACAGTTAAAAAACGTGTTACAAAATCCGCAGACTTTAAATCTTCAAAATCTTCCACAAAATCTAATTCTCTTTTATTTGTAAAAAAGAAGTCTATTTTTTCTCCGTTACGCGTATTCGTAGATAAAACGTTTAATACAGAAGATAAAGCCAAATATAAAAGTGGATTAGTACGTGTATTGAATATAGCAAAAAAATATTCCAGATTCGAACCAACAATTCTATTTTTACATAAAATTATCGGTTTCGTATGTAGGCAAGATATCGTTTTTATCGCCGAATATGTTCGTACAGTGGTAGATGAAACAGTACATGCCTATGGCGACGGCGGACAAAGTTGTATAAAAGGCGCATATGAAAGAATCATTACTTCCATTGGAGCGGTAGCCGAATATTTATCCGTACTATATCCGGATTGTGACGAAATACATTTCTACAAAAAAATAATGAAAGTATTTGAAAAATTGGAATTTAATGACTATGTCCAACAATGGGCCGAATTATATCTAGACAAAGAGGATAATATAAGAATAAAGGGCGAAAAACCGACATTAAGTCCGACCCATGAAATGAATCCAGAAGAATTGAAACAACATTTTATTAAATTTATGAAATCGAAATACGACGGAACACCGTTTTATAATTCAATGGTAACTCGAATCGAAACCGAAGCAGATACATATGAATCTATGAATGTATTTCAAGATCGACAATTTGGCGGATAAATCGATATACACCCTTGAAGATATTATGATACTTTGATTTCCCTGTTGGAACAAACCGGTTATCATTGGGTATATGGAAAAGACCGTTGGTTGGGATTTACACCCTTGATAAATAGTATGTCTTGTTAAAAATATAATCCCATTTCAAATGAGAAATCGATATAAAAACATCTCACAATATCATCTATATGACGTTTGCAATTGAATTACCCGCCGATTTACATGCATTATGTACCCGTTTCCCAAAAATCGAACTTTCCTATGAAACTACCCCTCATAAGAAAGTCCACGACGCCAAATATAATATAGGTCTCGCCATTCCCTCTGGAAAGAAATGTTATGCCTGGTTTACATTCTATGGTGATACCAATGTCTGTTTCATTATGGATCTCAATCGCGAAAAGAAAATCAGCCGGATCACAGGATACCCGTCTCCCGTAACAAAAGAAGACCCAGGTGTCTTCATCGGCACGATATTCTATGGGACATTACTCGAAGATTCGCGTAATTTCATCGTGGAAGATCTTTTCCAATATTCCGGGACGTCATTAAAAGGTCTCCTCTTTCGCGATAAATTGGCCGTAATGAAACATTTTTTCCGGAATAATGACCGTTTCAGTGAAATCGCCTTTTCGTTGCCCATTTTATGGGAAAATGATGGACCGATAGATCAATATGCGATTCCTAGTGTGTGGTCAGATAGAATTGGTTACCAAGTACATCATGTACAATACCGTGCGCTTAGTCATATAGCACCTTTCATCAACGTGTTCGTACAAAAACCCGTCATGCCATCCGGATTCAGCAATGTGGTGCATCGGACGAGCGAACAAGTGATTTACCGTCCATCGATCAAGCCCGATTTCAAGAAACCGCAATATCGGATGAATACGACGGTATTTTTGGTGAAGGCGGACTTGCAAGCGGATATTTACCGGTTATTCGCATACGGCCGGAATAAAACCCGAGAATATGTGGATATTGCCTATATCTCGAATTACCAGACGAGTGTTTTCATGAACGGGATTTTCCGCAAGATTAAAGAAAATGTGAATCTGGATGCTATCGAGGAATCCGACGACGAAGACGAATTCGAGGATGTGGCGGAAGATCGATATGTAGACTTGACCAAGGAAGTATGGATGGAATTCGTCTTTTTACCCAAATTCAAGAAATGGTCACCGGTGAAAATCGCGGATCGTTGTAACAAAGTGGTTCATATAGGACAACTTTAGATCATTGTTGAGTTATATATATCATGCATTTGATATATATAAGATTGTCATATAGATTAGATAGAACGTGCCTTTGTTTTTTTACTATTTGACCGTTTTTTGGTGGAACGTCGATTGAGTGATTGTGTTCTACGTGTTCTACGTGTTCTACGTGTTCGTTTACTGGTTGTTCTAGGTACTACTTTCGTTATTTTAGTCGCGATGAGATCAAGACGGGACATGATGGCATTTATATAACATCCTCCGTCGTCATTAAATCGGACAACTTCCCAATTCATTTCACCCGTTTGACCGTCGTTATTTATCATATCAAAATTACCAAAATATTTGTAATCCATGATTGGCTCGCTATTATTTGGTACTGCTCCCGTCGGTGGATTTTCCAATCGGATTGATACACTATTATTGTAGATATCTATTTTTTTTATAACTCCGCGTAAATAACTCTTTCCGTCAACATTCTTGTTTAACGTAACAAACACTTTATCCGATACTTTGAGTCCCGTAATTGGCGTTTCATCCGTTCTATCAAATCTCATATATAATTACATGAGATAATTCCATCGAACGTATTTAGAAAAATGTCATATACGAATTATCTCGCATAATATATATATGAAGGGGAATAATCTCAACGTTGAATTAGACGTAATTCAAAATTACGGAGAAAAAATAATCAATACTAGTAACTTACAGGAAGGTAAATTATATTATATCAACCGTTTTAATAATACAAGTCGAAGAACATCACCAGTTATGAAAAAGGATTATATAGCTAAATATATTAATGGAGAATTAAAACCCATCTATTACCGTTTTTCAAAACTATATTCCCCCATTCCGGGTATAAACTATACACTACCATGGTTACCATTATCGAAAGACATTTATGATTACGATGATATTGATGATATTATGGAATATATTGCGAATGGTCGTGGGGATACTGTTTATTGTAATGATGATGGTATTTTTAACAGGGGTACCACTGTAATCCATTTAAAGGATATGGAAACGGTTATCACGGAAGATTTTTCCCCCGATGAAGCGCATGATCAATACAAAGAAATTAAAAGTATCATCAAGAATGAAATTGGTAAAGATTTAAAAATCGCGCCTGATGGTACAGTGTTTGATAATAAGATCGACGGATTAGTATCTCGTCATATATCTTCCTATTTGTAAATATATACGCACCGCATTATAATGATAATCTCATATAGTATATATGAACGGATCTTATACAGGACTCTATATTCAAAATCCCAATTTCCAAGGCGCAACTTTGCCATATAACCAGTCCAATGGTACGGGTGGAAATGTCTGGAATTATGAAGATACCAAAATGTCGTGGCATAGAGGCGGCAGCAAAACCAGAGGCGGTAGAAAAGGAACTCGACGAGGGCGTGCACGATGCCTACCCAAGAAGAAAACGGCAAAAAGACGATCCAAGAAATAAATATAAAGATTCCGCGTATTTGTCATATAGAATTACATCTATATGACAACTGAATATGCACTCGTAATATCCTCGGGATTTTTCCTCTTTCCGGCTTTTGTCGCGGTTTTCCGGGGGAACTATTTTATAGGATGCGTTTTAGGAATAACTTCCTTGGTGTCCGGGGCTTATTGGCATAATCCTGCGAATGTCATTGTTCGGAATCTAGATTTGGCCGTGAGTAAGGCATCATTTTGCACGATGGCCTATTATGGATGTCGTGTATTGAATCATCCGTTTGATTTTACCTATGGGACAATTGTTAGTGGGTATATCGTAGGGTTCTATATTACTGCCTGTATGTTATATCGTATGAATGATCCCGCGTGGCGTCTCTTCTATTTTGTGTTTCATTTTTATACGGCGTATTTACAATGGTTTATTGTAATGCATCTAGATGAAATTCGTTCATTTTAGTAAATTATAAGAATTATTATATTTAGGAAAAAAAATGTATAATTGTAGTATATAAATGTCAGGTATCTACTTGAATGCTACTACTGGTCTTGCCGCCAATCCTTACGCCTCATTTATTTCTACACAGGTTGTCGCGAATGATATATTGTCTGATCCTTCTTTCGCCAGCGTCAATGCTTTCTTGAACTACCCTGATCCATCATTTAACCCTCTTGGTTATAGTGATGCACTTGATGTATTAAATGCATATTCCGCTAAACTTGCATCCAACGGTGTCAGTTATGCAAATAACGGATTTAAATTTCTTTTGACTCTAGATGACGGTACAGTGATTGTTGATACATCTAAAACTGGTAATGTTACAACCACAAAGGCTGTTGGAGCTGTTGCAAATGGAACTTCTGTTGCGATAAACAGTGCTGCTTCATATGGTTGCAAACTAGTGAATGAAAACCACAACTCTCGTCCTGAAGTGTTGAATGCCGTATTAAGTGCCAGTGGTGTTGGAAGTGCCCGAAGATACTCTTCTTCATCGGGTTCTGCCTTCGTTTACTATGCCGTTCGTTTAGGAACATCCCCTCAGTCAAATATTGGTACTTTGCGCGTTGCAGCACAAGAATTTATTACTGCCAGCGTTGTCAGTGGTAAACCCGGTGCATCAAATGATCTTTAAACCCTTGAAGAATTCAGCGTTGATTTGAGATGCGCCCTTCGGGCGCCCCATTAGTTACGAAGTTATTTATTTACTGGTATAAAATTATCAATACTTTGTGAAATTTATATTATATAAAATATATATAATATGAATTCTAACCAATTTGATTCATTTAGCAATTATAACACGAACGAGTTCCCACAAATGAATCCAATGGCTGGGCTAGCGCGTATACCCATTGCCCCTCGTTCAGTTCAAGCACCTGTTTCGAATCCCGTCATCCCATGTTTCAAGGAAGATACCAAGATTCTCTGTCTCGTCGATGACGAAGAAGTCTATGTGAAAATCCAAGATATGCGTCCGGGAATTTTAGTAAGAACGGTTCAACATGGATACGTCCCTCTTGAAGTCATCGGTAAAAAATCATTAAAGACACCCTCACATAATGAACGCATCCCGAATCGTATGTACAAATACACTTCCGCAGAATATCCCGAGATTATAGAAGATCTCTATATTACCGGTCACCACTGTATCCTTCTCCAATTCATTACAAATGAACAGCGTGAAGAAGTCTGGGATTTGTACCAAGATATCTATATTACAGAAGAAAAATTCCGGTACCCTTGTTTCTTGGATCCGAAAGCACAGATATCCGACGACGAAACAGAATGCACAATTTACCATTTTGCTCTTGAAAACGACGATATTTATGCCAATCACGGTGTTCTCGCAAATGGTCTTCTCGTTGAAACATGTTCTATCCGCTACTTGAAAGAATTGTCCAATATGGAACTTCTATAAACCGGGCAATTGATTGATTTCATCTTCGGAAATATGTATCATACATTTTCCCAAGGTGGGTTTTTCGATGGGGACCGCCATTTTCGTTTTATCTTTGGGATCATATTCCACTTTCCATTCCGTATTCTCCGGACCAGTATATTTCGTCGATGGTGTATAAAGTATTTTATAGTTACATTTCCTATAAAATGTTTTCCGTGTTCGCCATTGATTCTTGAAAAGATCGTGACTATCAATCACATCCACCACAATGGGATTCGTATGTCGGGTTCTCAAGATTCGTCCTATAGACTGTTCTATATCCGTTTTCGGTGTGGCCATTACAAGTGTGGATAGTGTCTTGATATCGATTGCTTCTGCCGCCATGGCATACGTCGCAATCACCACCTGTTTCGTTTCCGTTTCTTTGAGATCCGGTTCTTTCATGCCTCCTAGATAATATCCTGCAGTAGCGATGCGTTTATGTCCTATAGAATCATAGAGGTAGGTGAGGAGAGAACGGTTATGGGCAAGAATCATGATTTGATTCTGGGGATTTTCTCGGATGAGATCTTGGACGATTTGCACGATGAAATCGGATCTCGGGCCATAATCACACAGTTTCGAAATCATCGTGCTGAATTTGGGAGTGCCTCGGAAATCGTATTCCACTTGGTTGAATTCGTGGTCTCGCGTGACATACTCGATTCCCCGGACAATGACGGGATCGTTGGAATCTCGTTCTTCTTCGTAGATTTTGGGTCCTATAAACATGTATAGGATTTTGGTGAGTCGATCTTTGCGTTCCACCGTCGCGGAAATGCCCAACATGTATTTCGTGGATACTTTCAGCAGGGTTTTCGAGAATTCTTCGCTCCCTATACGGTGCACTTCGTCAATGATGGTGAGTCCGAATCCGTCGAATGCAGTGGAATCAAAATCGCGACTATACATGGTTTGTATCATTCCGATGACGATATCTTTGCCCTCCACATCGAATACGGGTCCTTGGATTTTACCGACGGATGCACCAGGGACGAATTCTTGCGCCCTCTCGATCCACTGATTCATAAGGAATTCTTTATGAACGAGAATGAGGGTTTTCTTTTTCAAAAGCGTGATGATATTCAGTGCCATGACCGTTTTCCCGCGACCACACGGGACTTCGAGAATGGCTCCACCCCCGCCCCCGCTACCCGATTCTACATGAGTCATATAGATATTCACAATGTTGGTCTGATAATCGCGCAATCCCGCGCTCGTGAATTCGAGGTCAATGTCGTGGCCTTCTGCGATTTCCGAACGCGTGGGTTCGCCGTATCGTGCAATCCCGTAGAATCGGGGGATATACATTTTCGCCGTATTTTCGCGATAGACGGGGAACGGCGCAGATTCTGATGCAACGGCGACACAAGGTCCCGACACAAACGGTTTCATGAACAATTCGCGTTTCAAGACGATTTCGTCTTTTGGATCTAGACATTTTTTAGGAATCGTGTACCCTTTTTTCCCCAGATATGCATGAGACCGGATCGTCGCGCGATATTCTTCCGTTAAAAGAAAGGTATCTTCTGTTTTGACCACTTTCTTTGCAAATCCAAATCTTCGTTTCATATTGTCCTATAGGATAATATGAATAGATCTATTTAGGATGTTTTCAATTTTTATATTTACATTTTTGCAACGAGTATAAAATATACAATTATCATATAATGGCCAATTTCGATTCTTTAAAATCCATGTCTTCTACCGAAATAATACTCGTCGTTATTTTCGTGATATACATTGTATTTCCGATAAAAACTCCGCAAATGATTGCGCCTATGGTTGATAATCCGATAGGCGTTCTCGTGATTTTTATGGTGACCATCTACTTATTCTTTTTCTCGAATCCCGTTTTAGGTGTTCTCTACATTTTCGTCGGCTACGAATTGATTCGCCGGAGTACATTTGTCATGGCGGGGAATTCTACCGTGAATTATGCTTTGAACCAGCAATATTTACCGAGTCAATCGAAAAAGAATGCGGAACTCCAGAGGATGAACCCGCCACCCATCATGCAATCTACCTTGGAAGAAAGTGTCATTTCGAAAATGGCACCCACACCGCATCCTGGTGTAGATGGCGAAAAATATACATTTAAACCGGTGAGCGATAAAGTTGTCGGTGCTTCTGTCATATAAAATTATTATTTTGGGGTATTATCATTAGAATCAGCAGGAGCATTAACTAGAAGTATCAACAGGAGCAGCAGTATCAGTAGTAGCAGTAGTAGCATTAGAAACAGTAGCAGTAGAAACAGCATAAGCATTAGAATCAGCAGAAGCATTAGATAATTTATATACAATAATGACTACGGGTAAAAAATATACTATATATAATGCAATATTTGCAGGACTCGAATACATAAATGTTAGTCCACCAATTACACCGCATACAAATAGGTATAATAAAATGTCTTTAAAATTTAGCCCCTCTTTTATAATCTTCACAGATGATTCTGTGGAAAATTTTAATTCGGCATAGTGATATGTTGCTATATTGATCGCAAAACATAATAAGAAAAAAATGAAAATCATTCCCATTGCAAGATTAAAAAAACTATTTGAATTCGCTCCTGGAATTGCTGCAAACACAAATGTAAGTATAGCTGACGACAAAAACCAAAGTCCAATTAACACCACAATTACCGTAACTGTTTCCTTGCCATTATCATCACTTGCTCTTGATTCGGTAACTCCAGCTAAACGTAATATACACTTACTATATATAAAAGGGGTTGCAACAGTGATGAATCCAAATATAAAAAATGCATATATGAAATTCATGACTTGAAATATTACCTGCGACTGTTGAAGTGTTTCGGAATATTCCCCTAGGACAGGAATAGTTAAATTCGCTTGTAATTCAGCACCTGA